ACCATGCGCGATGTCGGTATTGCCGATCTAAATGCACTGACTGCGCGGGTGCTGGGCTTTGAGGATGCCAGCGCCATGCTGGAGTCCACCGACTACCAGAACATGCTCAACCTGTACAGCGCACGAAGCCAAGCTGGCCAGCTCTCATTTGCTGGCGCTTCAGCTCGCAAGACCGGCGGCATTCTTGCCAATGCAACACTGGCCAGAGCTGGCGTTGAATACTTGAAGGTGAAATAAGCATGGCAACAAGAATCGAATCAGGACAAATGCAGTTGCGCTCTGTTGGCAATGTGCCCATGGTGCAAGTGCAGCAACAGCAGGTTGACTACATTGGGCCGCGTGTTGCTGCACAGAGTGCCAACCAACTGGCCCAGATCCTTGATCGTATGAGCGCCAGTGCCTTCCAAACTGCCGGTGTCATGCGCCAGCAAGAGGGCCTGCAGTATGTAGCGCAGAACCCAGTGACATCAGATCAATTGCAGTATGCCAAAGGCGAATTTGGGACAACAATAGGTCTTGGTGGGCGCGGTGAGACATCGTCAGTAAGTAGCACAAGCTCGCTCAACTTCTTTGACCAAGCTGTGGCCAAGGCTCGCAGCCTTGAGCTGTCTGGCCACTTTGAGATCGAGGGTCGCAATGAGTTGGTGAAGCTGCTGTCTGATGTTGAGGCTGGCCGAGCCACATCTGATCAGGTGGCCGCAAAAGTCCAGACCATGTCGGATGGCTACTCAAAGTCGCTGGCCAACATTGACCCAGAAGCCGCAATTAAGTTCCGCGCCACCATGGCCACACATGGCAACACCGTGCTCAATGCTGCCTACAAGGCCGAGCTCGATCGTGCCAAGGCACAGCGCATTGCCAAGTTCGACTCCGACTTTGACAACAGCGTGCGCCTGCTTGAGCAAACAGTTTCTCAGGGTAGCTGGACTGATGCCAATGGCCAGCAGCGATCCATTGACGAGCTGGCTGATGTGTTCCGCAAGAACGTGCTTACCCAGTCACTGCTGCTGGGTGACAAGGCTTTGCAGATCGAATACAGCACCAAGTTTGAGACAGCACTGCGCAATGCCAAGATCAACGCGGTGACCAAAGAGCTGATCACCGACGCAAACATGGTTGATCCAGAGCGCACACTGCAAAAGCTCAGAAACGGTGACCTTGGAAAGATGAGCCCGGTGCTGCAGCAAATGATCATCAACGACTTTGACGCGGTGGCCAAGGTGACAGCCAACTTCATGGTGGCCGTCAACAACAAGAAGTCAATCGCAGATGCCAAAGCTGCAGAGGCCAAGCGAGCTGGTGAGGCGCAAGCCATCAACTTGCTGGAACAGATCTTCCCGCTGCCTGATGGCAGCCCCAAGAAGAAGCAGCTCATTGCTCAGCTCACCGCGCTGCCGGAAGGGTCTGTGCCAATTGGCACGCTCAAGGATCTGCTGGCTCCAAGCGGTGAAGGCAACCCAGCCATTAACTTCAACCTGCTGTCTGGTATTTACAACAACACCATCACCCGGCCAGATCAGATCTGGTCATTGGTTGGCAAAGGTATCACCGGCAAGGATGCTGTGGCAGCACTCAAGATCTTGCAAAGCGAAGATCGACGCGACAGCTCAGAGCTTGATCGCGGCATCTCTCAACTGTCTGGCATCCCTGTGATCCCCGGCAGCGTGGTGGTCATTGACCCCAAGGGTGAGGAGTTCAAGCGCCGCACCAAATTGCAGGCGCAGGCTTTGCAGATCCAAGCTGCAGCGGCTGCTGAAGGCAAGACACTGACACCGCGCCAGATCCTGACTCAATTGGAAGATGGCATTGCAAAGACTCGCAACACCGAGACAGCCAAGGCTGCAAGGAAGTCGCTGGAAGTATTTGAAAAACAAGATTGGGTCAACGGGCCAATTACACGCGACACGCTGCCAGCCCTTGAGCGCAAAGCAGGCACCGACAAGAAAAAGCTGCAAGAGCTCAATCGCATCAAACAACTGCTGCGACAAGCAGAGGGAGAACAGTAATGGCCTACAGCTCAATTGAAGACAAGTACCTGTCGGCCCTGACCGCTGTTCAATTCCCTGACGCACCGATTGAGCCAGCGATGCCAGAGCAGACCATGCCCGGCAGGCAGCCGGGTGATGTGATGTTGGCAATGGGTGGAAGTGGAGCTGGCCAAGGTCGCACTGATAGACCAATGAGTGATGTCGGCATGGGTTTGTTGGATATGGGTGCAGCCACAGTCAAGGGTGCTGTGCAAGGGTTTGCTGGTTTACCGGGTGACCTTGAAGGCATTGGCCGTTTGGTGCTGGACAAGATGGGTTACGGCGTTGACCAGCAGACAGTTCTACCCAAGACAGAAGAGGTGAAGGCATGGCTTGACACCAATGTTGGAAAGGTTGGCAGCGGCCAAAACCCGTATGAATCCATGGGTGAAGTTGTTGCGCCCGGTGGCCAGATAAAGGCAGGTAAGGCCGCAGTTAAAGGTGCAATTACGGCAGGCAAAGCTCTAGCTCCAAAAGCTGGCGAGATGATCATCCAAGGTGCTGAGAAACTTGGCACACCAGTGCGTGGTCTGAACATTGTTGAGCCCGGCCCAGCCTCAACGCAAGGGCCAATTCAACTTACCCGCCAAGAAAAGAGCGCAGTCATTGCAGCCGGTAAGCGCAACCAAGACTTGCGTAAAACAGCAACAGCAGCAGTTGAAGGCCTGCACTCAAATTACCCTGTTGCAGAAGGTTGGACTCCAATTGAGGCCTCAAAGGTTGATTTCAAGAAATCCAAGGCTGGAGACATTATTGCAAAAGTCGAAACAAGCAAGATCCCGTATGATTTCCACACACCACCAGAGGGCGTGCCAAAAGAAGCATGGCAGGCAACTTTGTCATCTGGCGTGGTTGATGAAGTGCAAAACATCGTAAGCAGAGCTGCTGCAGGTGATCAAGCTGCAATTGAAATACTGAATCAAGCAAGTTGGTATCGCTCTATGCGCGACAGATTACGCGCAGAATTTGGCGGTATTGCAGATGTGTTTGCTGATGTGCTTGGTACTACTTCAGCTCAGACTGGTGTTGAGCAAAACTTTGACAATGCTGTTGAAATACTACGTCGGTTCAGCCGTGGTGAATACGACACAGAGCTGCGTGCATATGAGGATCGACTCAAGACCGGCTTACCCGTAGACGCAAGAACACTTGGCCAGCTGTACAACGAGAAAAAGTTTCCGCTAATTACCAAAGCCAGCGGCGAGCTGTTTAATACCAACAGTCCAACATCGATGGGCGCATTGCTTGATTTATTCCGAGCAGTGAAGGCCGGCGACTCGCCAAAGACACCAAACTTCACAGGCAATTTAATTGGCCTGACAAAAGAAGCCACCATTGATGTGTGGGCTGCACGCATGTTGCGTAGGCTTGCTGACTTGCCGCGCATCCCACCGCCTGCAGAGAAAGGTGTGGCAGGCAAACACTTGGTTGGATCTTCTTTGTATGACCCCAACGTGGGAAGTGAGTTCGGGTTTGGTCAGGATGTGTTCAGAGAAGCTGCTGATGAAATCAATAAGAGCGGCATGCTGAAAAACGTGGCTCCACAAATCGGAGATCTTGGGCCTGATGACTTGCAAGCTGTTGCATGGTTTATCGAAAAGGAAAATTGGACAAAGAACGGGTGGACTACAAAGGCCGGTGAAGGCGGTTCGTTGGACTATGAGATGTCATTGGCTGGCGCTGCCGATCAACAAGCAGTCAAAGATTTGCGCCGCGACATCAACACAGGATACAAAGCTCCACCGCAGCGCAAGGCAGAAACTGATGAGCAATATGCTGCGCGAGTACAAGAATCAAAAGCGGCGTTTGATGCAGACAAAGAGGCCAAGCGCCAGCAGCTGGCTGGCATGCAGGCTAATGTCGACCGCTACACGCTTGGCGTTTCTGGAGAGCGTCCAGACAAGCCAATGAGCAATTACGCTCAAGCAGAATTGGCTGCTGAATTTGATGACGTTGTGCGCAATAACCCAAGTGTTCCAGCCTACAACTTATCCAACACCTATGGATCGTTTATGGGGCAGACTGAGCGAGCATTAAATGCTGAGTTTGTGACCCGACAAGACTTTGACCCAGCGCCACTTGAGCGTCGATTGGTTGAACAAGGTAAAGCCTACGATCAAGATGCGGTGTTCATTTCCAAAGTTGTAAAAGATGGCACTGGCCCGAATAGCAGGCCCGGTGTAGAGATCTACTTCAAGCAAAAAATGACCCCAGCACAGATGGCTGCGGTTACTGCAAAACTACGCCAGTACGGTGTCGATGGATTTACTTATGCCACCGACATGCGATTCAATGACCGCATCAATGTGCAAGCAAAAGCTGGTGGCGCAGAAACCGCAGGCCTAAATGGACTTCGCTTTCAGTACATCCCTGAGTTTGACGATGCATTCAATGCGGCTGATCGCGTCAGAATCATGCAAGAAAAAGAAGATCTGTTCAGGGACATTGTTAACGATATAATCGTTGAAGGTAACGTGTCTGATGCACGGGTTGTGTATTACGATACCAAGGTCTACTTCAGGAGTGACTACGATGAGTACCTTGCAAGAACAGCTGGACAGGGAAATACAGAAGCGCGGGGAGCAAAGCCCAGTGGCGCAGATGTTACGCAATCAAATCGAGGCGGAGAAGTCGGGAAAGACTTTTCAAGAGCTGTATCTGACAGGCTCCGTAAAAAAGCAGCCAGCAACAAATCCCCAACAGTAAAACGGGGCGGTGCAGCTCCAACCTCTGGAGCTGAATGATGGCCATTGAAAAATCCCTTGATCAACGACTAGGTCAAATTCTGCCGGGCGCTGCGCCCAGCACCCCAGCCGACCAGATCCCGCTTGAGCCAATGCCCGGCGCTGACCAAGGCGCTGATGGCGAGATGCCACTGGCTGCCGAGCCCGGCACACCCAGCATGGATGAAGGCATCCAAGTCGCTGGCCTCGTTGATGCCGCGCTGCGCAAGCTGATCACCCGGCAAGCCACCAAGGCCGAGCGCAACCTTGTGCCCGACGCTGCCCGTGCATTGCCCGGCGAGCTGCCTGATGCAGCCAAGGCTGGCCGGTACAAGCTGATCCCAGAAGCTGACCAAGTTCTGACAAACGAGGTTGGTCGCGCTGTCAGTCGCAGGCAAACCTTTGGCATCACCCAAGGGAAACCCGGCGGCACGCCAGATGAACCATTCAACCTGTCGCGCTATCAGACCGAGGACGCTGCAGCCATTGTGGGTGGCGTGGCTGATGCGCTGAACATCAAGACCAAGGCTGTGACCTTTGACGAGATCAAGGCCAAGGCTGCTGAGTCTGGAATTGATGAATCATTTTTGTCCCGCTTGTTGGAGCCAGATGGCAAGATGATGGCCAACGCGGTCGAGACCTACAAAGCTCTGGAGGTGTTGGAGTCCAGCGCCAACGAGCTTGATAAGTTGTTCAAGATGGTTGACTCTGGTTTGGCCACTGATGTTGACAAGCTCAAGCTGCGCCAGCAAATCGCCTTCCATGGCCTGATTCAGCGCGGGGTCAAGGGCATCCAGACCGAGACCGCCAGATCGCTGGCCGTCTTCCGCATTCCCCGCGATGGCAACGCTGCTGTGGTGCGTCAAGTGATTGACGAATACGGTGGTGACGCAGCCCTGTCCGACATGGCCAAGTCCTACCTGACGCTGGATTCGCGTGCAGCTCGCAACGCCATGGTGGAGAAATCGACCATGTCCAGCTTGAAGGATGTCTGGTTTACCACCTACATCAACGGCCTGCTGTCCAGCCCCGTGTCGCATGCCAAGAACATTGTGTCCAACACCATGTTTGGCCTGTACCAGATCCCAGAGCGTCTGGTCGCATCTTTCTACAGCAACGTGCTGCCGCCCGGTGTGCGCTCTTGGAAGGCATTGGTGCCAGGCAGCGAGGCTGACAAGATCGCCTACGACGAAGCGCTGACCATGATCCAGTCGCTGCGCAATGGGCTGGTCGAGGGCTTTGATCTGGCCAGCACTGCGTTCAAGAAGAACCAGCCCAATGACCTGATGAGCAAGATCGAGGCGCAGCGTGGCACCACCCTGCCATCGATCAGCTCTGCTGCCTTTGGCATTGAGCAAGACAAGTGGCTGGGCAAGGCCATCGACTACTACGGCACAGCGGTCACCCTGCCCGGCAGAATGTTGATGTCCGAGGATGAGTTCTTCAAGGGCGTGCTGTACCGCATGGAGCTCAACACTCAGATCACCCGACGCAGCAAGTCGGTCTACCGCGAGGCGCTCAACTCTGGCATGCCGGAAGCTGATGCGCTGGCCAAGGCCGAGGCCGAGGCGGTCAGCCTGTTCCAGAACCCGCCCCGCGATCTGGATGAGGCGGCTGTGCTGTTTGCCCAGAAGGGAACCTTCACTGCCGATCTGCCGCCAGCCCTCAAAAACCTGCAGCAGACCTTCAACCACCCGGCTCTCAAGGTGGTGGTGCCGTTCTTCAAGACCCCGTCCAATATTGGCTTGCAGGTCATTGAGCGCACCCCGTTTGCCCCGCTGTCATCACAGTGGCGCGAAGAGATCGCAAAGGGTGGCGTGTACCGCGACATGGCCTTGGCCAAGGTCACGCTGGGATCTGGCATCTTGGCCACCTTTGCAGCCCTGTCTGCCGAGGGCAGCATCACCGGGCGCGGCCCAGAGCGCAAGGCCGACCGCGAGGCGCTGATCCGCAACGGCTGGCAACCCTACTCCATCAAGGTGGGCGACAAGTATTACAGCTACAGCGGCATGGAGCCGGTCTCTGCGCTGATGGCCATTGCTGCCGACTACGCTGAGTATGCCCAGCATGAGACCGATGCCAGCAAGATCGAGGAGGTTTTCCTTGGCGCGACCTACGGCCTGTACGAATACCTCAAAGAGCAGCCCTACCTGCAAGGCGTGGCCGATGTGGCCAAGCTGATTGGCACCAACCAGCAGGGTGCTGTGGACGGCAAGAAGATCGTCGATGGCTTGGTCAAGCAGTTTGGTGGCTTTGTGATTGGCGGCTCGCCTGCTGGCGTTTACAGCTCGCTACTGGCTGGCATTGAGCGCCTGTCCGACCCGACCAACCGCGACACCCGCGCCAGCCCCGACCTACCCATGGGCGTGCGCGGTTTTATGGAGGCGTTCAATAAGTACAAGTCACGCTTGCCCTACTTCAGCGCCGACCTGCCTGAGTCACTGAACCTGTGGGGCGACGAGACCAAGTCCGGCACAGGCGCAGCCTACGAGCTGGTGCTGCCGACCCGCGTGACACCCCAGCAATTCTCTGAAGTGGACGATGCGCTGGTGCGGCTTGGCTCACCCATTGGTATGCCAGATCGCAAGATCGATGGGGTCGAGGTGGACGCATTCCAATACAACCGGCTGCTGACCATCTACGGCAAAGAGCTGCCATCCAAGCAAGAAATCTTGAACATCATGCAGACACCGGGCTTTGACCTGCTGTCACTGGATGACCAGCAAAAGACCGTGCAGCGCGTGCATTCCAAGTTCATGGACGCTGCCAAGAACCAGCTTAAGGCTGAAGACCCAAAACTGCAGGCCAAGATCGATGAGCTGCAAGAGCTCAGAAAAGCTAATGGCCTCTATTACAAACCTGACTAACACCGTACAATTCTCAATCGGAAGGATGGACTCATGGCAATACCAATCAGCAACGTAACCCGCAGGCAGGTATACGCACCAAGTGGATCTGGTGGTGCTGGCCCATATGCCTTCACCTTTGAGATCTTGGCCAACACCGACATTGCCGTCTACAAGGACGACACGCTGCTGACGTTGACCACCCACTACACGGTGACCATCAACGCCAATGGCACAGGCTCGGTGACCATCACGGCTGCAGGCTTGGCGCTATCGCCTACCTCGCCCACTCAGTATGCAATCGTCGGCAACCGCACTATTGCCCGGTCAACTGACTTCACCACCGGCGGTGACTTCTTTGCCAACACCATCAACGATGAGTTGGATCAACAGACTATCTTTGCCCAGCAAAACGCTGAGGGCCTGCAGCGTGCGCTGACCGCACCGCAGACAGATCCAACCACCATTGATATGACCCTGCCAAGGGCCGCAGATCGTGCCAACAAGACGCTGGCATTCGATGCCAATGGCGACCCTACACTGGGCATCAGTGCGGCTGATGTAGCCAACGCTGTGACCTATGCCACCAACGCTGCCAACAGCGCCACCGCTGCGGCATCGAGCGCCAGCTCGGCATCGAGCTCGGCATCGAGCGCCAGCAGCTCTGCCAGTACAGCAAGCACTCAGGCCAGCAACGCATCAACCTCTGCGACAAGCGCATCAAACAGCGCCAGCAGTGCATCGACATCCGCGACCAATGCCGCGAGCTCGGCAAGCACTGCCACAACGCAAGCCAGCAATGCCAGCACATCAGCTACCAACGCTGCGAGCTCTGCGTCTGCTGCGAGTACGTCGGCAAGCAACGCTGCATCGTCTGCCTCGGCTGCTAGTACATCAGCATCCAATGCAGCATCGGCACAGACTGCGGCTGAAGCTGCCCGTGACCAGACACTTGCTTCGTTTGACTCATTTGACGACCGCTACCTTGGCGCTAAGTCTTCAGCACCATCAGTAGACAACGACGGTAATGCACTGGTAGCTGGCGCTCTGTACTTTAACAGCACAACTGGTGTGATGAATGTGTACACCGGCAGCGTCTGGGTAGCGGCTTATGTATCTGGTACAGACTTCCTTGCAAAAGCGAACAACCTGTCTGATCTGAATAATACAGCCACAGCTCGTACCAACCTTGGCGGCACGACAGTCGGCATTGGTGTGTTTACTGCGGCGACAGTAGCAGCAGCACAGCAGGCAATGGATGTTGAGGTTGGCGTTGATGTTCAAGCCTATAGTGCTAACCTTCAAGGAGCTTCTCAAGGTGGCATTAACGGCTTCAAGAACCGCATCATCAATGGTGCAATGGTGATTGACCAAAGGAATGCGGGGGCGGCGGTGACTAATGTGGGTGGAACCCCCGGAGTTTATTCACTGGATCGCTTTAGAAATGGTTTTACAGCAACCACGGCTAGGTACAGTATTCAAAAAGTTGCTGATGCTCCAGAAGGGTTCTATAACAGTCTGAAGGTAACAATTACTACAGATGAAGCATCGCTTGCGGCAGGCAGTGCAAGTGCAATTGGTCAAATTATAGAGGGGTTTAATTGCTACGATATTAAAACAACTGGGGCGCAAAAGCCAACTGCGTTTTCGTTCTGGGTAAAGTCAAGCAAAACAGGGACATTTGTTGTTGAGTTTGCCGATCTTCCAAATTCGAGAGGGGTGTCTGCAACCTACACAATTAATTCTGCTAATACATGGGAATACAAAACAATTGCATTTCCTGCTGATACTGGAGCAACATGGACAGCATCAAATGCTAGTGCGGGGATTTTGCAATTTATGTTGTTTGCTGGTTCAAATTTTACAAGCGGCACTTTGCAAACAACTTGGGCGTCTTATACAAACGCCAATCGCTTTGTCGGACAATCAAATCTTGCGGATACAAACGGAGCCACCTTCTACATCACCGGAGTCCAACTAGAAGTCGGCAGTACCGCAACAAGTTTTGATTACCGACCTTATGGTACTGAGTTGGCTTTGTGTCAGAGGTATTATGAGGAAACAAACAACAATCGTTCTGTTGAGTTTCAAATTCAAGCAATTACTAATGGTTTAACTACCACTAGATTCTTGGTAAGAAAACGAACTACTCCTACTGTAACTGTTTATTCATCTAATACTGGTGTTGCTGGAACAGTAAACAACGGCAATGGCAATGTCCAAACAAGTATTAGTGGAATTAGTCAATGGCCTGACTGTTTTGCTGTTCAAATGGCTGGAACAACATCACAGGTTTACACCTATTTTTGGCAAGCAACTGCGGAGTTATAAATGTATAAATTGACACCAGTAAACACTTTAACAAATGCTGTTAATTCAGTAATTCGTTTATCAGATATGGCTTGCATCCCATTCGCTCCCGCCAACACAGACTACCAAGCCTATTTAGCTTGGCTTGCAGAGGGCAACACACCAGAGCCAGCAGATGAGGTGACAGAATGACCCCGCTTGAAGCCCGACTAGACACGCACGAAGCTGTGTGTGAGCTGCGCTACGACAGCATCAACGCTCGCTTGAAGCGCATCGAGCAGATCCTGATTGGAAGCTGCGCCGCCATCATTGGCATGTTGATGACATTGGTGCTGAAGCTGTGATGTGGATCCAATCAGCATCTGCCTTCTTGCGGCTGGCCTTGTCAAGAACATCCAAGCTGGGTGTGATCTGTACAAGCAAGCTAAAGAGTCTTTTGTTGAGATCAAAGCCACTGCTGATGAAGTCATTGCAATTGGCAAAGAGGTTCATGGATTCTGGAATCAGCTTCTTGCGTTCTTTGGCAGCAAGCCTAAGCCTAAAGCTGCAAAGCCTGTTGCCAAGGCTAAGAAGTCAGGCTACGTTGCTGTTGACGAAACTCAAGTCAAAGTTGATATTGTCAAAAACCTCACCGAGTTCTTCAAGCTCCAAGAGCAACTAGCCGCACACATCAGGGAAGAGGAAGAGAAAAGCAAGACAGTCTATGACCCAGACCAGAACCACATGGAGGCGGCACTCAAACGAGTGATGGCCCAACAGGAGATGGCTGCACTTGAGGTGACGATCAGAGAAACGATGGTCTACCAGTCGCCGCCTGAGATGGGTGCACTTTTTAGTGAAGTGCACAAGATGCGTGAAGTAATTCAAGAGGAGCAAGAGCAGGCAAGGCTGAAGCAAGAGGCAAAGAAGAGGCAAGAGGTATGGCAACGACAGGAGGAAGAAAGAAACTTCCAAATAAAACTGGCGTGTCTGGTGGGGACTACTACATTCCTCCTTTACCTGTGGTTGTGGTTCCACCTCGTCAGTCGTTGGGGGAAGAGTTGATGGGATGGGTTGCTGCTTGCGTGCTGATTGTCTTCTTGTTGCCAATGGGAGCAATGCTTTACCTTGACATCTTGCAGGCCAAGAATGAGGTCAAGCAACAGGTGGAAAAAATTGAAAAGTTAAGACGGCAAGTTGAACAGGAGAAGCGTAAAAATGAAAATGGAAAAACATGATTGGGCTTTGATCGGCGTGATGCTGGTATCTGGATTGCTGTGTGTGTTGCTGGTTGGATGCGAAGACCGCTTCAGATACAAGTGTCAAGATCCTGCAAACTTTGAGCTGGCTGAATGCAAGCCACCAATCTGCACCGCAACGGCAACATGCCCTGACCAGTTAACCAAACCAGAGAAGGAGACCAAGTGATGGCGACTGTTGGATACAAACCAAACAACCGGCTGACCCCGGAAGAAATCGAGGCTCGCGTGTGGGCTTTTGTCATCGTGGTGATTGCATTGATCCTGATTGGCTCATGCTTCAGCTTCATCTACTCTGTGACGTTTGTCACCCAGCCCATGGTTGGCATGGCTCCAATCGACAAGGTCTATACCAAGATGCTGAATGACATCATGCTGCTTTGCACAGGCGTGCTTGGTGGTGTGGCTGGCCGCAAGGCTGTGTCTGCTATTGCTGTTGCTACAGCCAAGGCTGAAGCCATTGACAACGATGAACCACCAGCGCCATGAGTTTGCTTAACCCTTGGGTGATACTTGGCATCGTCTTTTCGGTGCTCTCTGCCTTTGGCGGTGGCTACTACAAGGGCAAGGATGCTGAGTATCAGCGCCAACAAATCGAGATTGCGGCGCTCAACGCCAAAGCAAGGGAAATTGAGCAGGCCATGTCAAAAGTGGCGCAGACTTATGGTGAGACATTACGAAAGGCGAACAATGCTGCAAAAGCTAAAGAAAACAAGTTGCGTGCTGATCTTGCCACTGGCACTCTCAGCCTGCGGATTCCTGTCAAAGCGCCCACCTGCCCAACCGTACAAGCCACCGGAGATGCCACCCCTGCCAGCGGAAGTGACAGCGGAGCAGCATCAGCCGAACTTGACCGACAGACTGCTGATGCTCTTATCGCCATCACCGCAGAAGGAGATGCCGCCATCCGCAAACTCAACACCTGCATCGAAACCTACGAAACCTTGAGGAACATGAAATGAATCTGTCAGCCAACTTCAGCCTGCACGAACTTACCAAGTCAGAGACAGCCCTACGCATGGGCTTTGACAATACGCCCGATGCGGAAACTACAGAGAACTTGCGACTGCTGTGCGAGAAGGTGCTGCAGCCGGTGCGCGACCACTACGGCAAGGGCGTGAAGGTCAATTCTGGATACCGCAGCCCTGAGTCCAACGCCGCCGTTGGTGGCAGCAAAACATCAGACCATTGCAAAGGCATGGCTGCTGACATTGAGATACCCGGCGTGGCCAATGCTGATCTGGCTCAGTGGATCATGGACAACTTAGAGTACACCCAGTTGATCCTTGAGTTCTACACACCCGGCATTCCAGACAGCGGCTGGGTGCATGTGTCCTACGATCCAGCCAACCTCAAGAAGCAAGAGCTCACCGCCACCAAGGTGGCAGGCAAGACAACTTACCTGCCGGGCTTGGTAGCTTAACCCTGCGATGCGCCCAGTGCTTTGATGCGCTGGGTGTAGCTGGCCGTGTGCCGAATCCGCTTGACCATGTCAATGCGTGCGATGGTTTCTTCGTTGGCCACACGCAACTCCTTGAGCGCGGTCATGCGCTCACGCGCTGGCCGCTTGCCAGCTCTGGCTGTCTTGTCGGCCAAATCTTCGTATGCGTTAGCCCACTCATCCAAACTGATGTGCGTTGAGAAGGGCTCCTCTTTGCCGGGCACCATAAGGTAATAAGCAGTGAGCTGCATATTTTTAGCTTCTTCTTTGGCGGGTTCAGTAATCTCTGTCCAAACCTCTGGCATGAATTTACTTGCTGGCTCTGGCTCAACCGTGTCGGCCAATGCTGCCTCAATGATGACTGGATCGCTGGTGACTTCGGGTATGGCCACTGGCTCTGACTTGGCCACCAGATCCAAAGGGTTAGCTGGCTTGGCCACTGCCCGAGGCTTGGCTTCATCAGGGTAATCGGCTGCCTCTTCGGCACTGATCAAGCCCTTGAGTACATCGGGGAAGGCATCGCGCAGCGCAAACCCGCGAGCTCTCATTTGCATCATGCGCTTGGGGTAGGCAGACCATGGCCCCTGCTTGCCCCACAACCCAGCTCGCTTTGCGTCCTCCATAGAGAACTTGGCGATCACTGGTTTGCGGCCACGGCGCTTGGCCACACACACGGCCACCGGGTTGGGCGTGCCTTCGTTCTCAAAGTATTCTTCAACGTCTTCGCAGACCGCGCTGGCCTGCACCAGCGCCATCATCGCATCGCCGTAGACTGATGGCTTGCCGTTGATCACCGCGATGTTCTGCAGCGCCTGCATGGGTGCCAGACCCATTTCCATGCCCCATTGCACGCAGACCAGAATGTCTTGCGGCTTGCCTTGGTAAGCCTTTGGCACCATGTTGCTGCTGGACAACATTTCGCTGAAAGTGATGGCCTCGGTGAGGGTTGCTGGCGCAAAGCCTCGCTGGTTAGTTACTGTGAGAGCTGACATTTGTTTCCTCTTGAATGTACGTTTGCATGGTGGTGAAAATGAGATCGGTCATGGCATCAATGAATGCCTCTGCCTCGGTCTCGGTGCAGTAGCTGGCATCGAGCAAGGCCACGACAGCCTGCTCATATGCGTGCCTGATGGCTGGCCTGTCAGGCAGGTTCATGGCTGCAGCTCCTTGATGGTCAACGTGGACTGGCGAATGCTGTAGGCCTCCTTGGCTGCGACCAATCGCTCTGGCTGCGCTTTGTAGTTGCGCATTGGCCAAGAGATCACATACTGGCCAGCCCGGCCACGCTCGGCTTGGCCAAGTGCCTCCTTGATTTTTTTCTCTGCCTCATCGATGCCAGCTTCAGCAGCCCGGATGGCTGCCTTGTTGTTGACAATGGCCTGCGCGTAGTCGGCCACAGTCATGTCCAGCTCGATTTCCTCTTTGTTGGCAGCGGTCGGGTAGATCCTGTCCAGCTCCTTGCTGGTCTCAGGTGGATACCAATCAATAGCGCCAGACTCGCGGTAGGTTTGCAACTTGTGCTCGAAGGCCAGTACAGCTTTGATGATTTCCTTTTGGGTCTCATGGTGCGGTGCAAACAGGAAGACCCGCAGCTCGATGCCTTGGTACAGCACGCACACCGCGCCCCACTTGTGGCCAGTGATCAGCATCTGGCCTTGCAGCTGGATTGGGCCACGCGCAAGGTGGGGCACATCTTCGGGCATGGTCTTGGTCAGCTTGGCCTCGAGCACGCCGGGCCCATTGAGAATGATTGAGTCTTGGCCAACCACATAGATACCCTTGTCGGGGTCGGTGAAGATCTCTTGGCCAAGGCCAAAGCCAATGCCATCCAGCGAGCACGACAGGGCCACAGCGTTGTGGGTGTAGGCGTGGCCGATCTGTGTGTCGTACTCGGTAAGCCCCAAGCGCTTGGCCGCTTCAA